AGAAAAACTTGATAGCCTAAAAGAATTAGTTAGCGAGCATTTTCCTTTAGGTAACAATGGTGAAAATACTGTGGGTGCTTTAGAGGAAATTGGTTTAAAACTTCCTGAGAATTTTAAAAAGGAACTTGCTGAACTTGCAGAAACTGCAGGGCCCGATACAGATTCTAAAGACATAGTAATTGAATATTTGAGCCAATATGAGCCAGAAGTTCATGGAGCATTGGGATTAGAACAAGATGTCCAAGAAGGCACAGAACAAGGAATTGTTATCAACGGAAAAGAAGTTGATCTAAGCAGCTTAGAAGTTGATGGAATTGATACTAGAGACTCGCCTGACTTCAGTGACTCATATTTTAGTGCAGGTAGTTTTACAGATGGAACTGAAATGAATGATAGTGAGTTAGAACAGCTAAGAGATGAACATGGTGATTTATTACACGAATTAGTTTGGGATAGTCTACACGAAACGCAAGGAATAGCGGAAAACGAAGTCCCCCATCCAAAAGAATTAGAGATGGACGCTAAAGTCCGTTCAATGCAAATACAACAACGTGCTGACGCTGCAGAAAAAAGATTAGCAGACCGCCAAGCAGAACCAAAAACTTTTGTTCAAAAAATTGCAAGAGACATTGGCGATCCATTGAAACAGCTGGCAAGAGGTGATGTAAAGGCTTCATTATTTGATCCTCCGGCCTCATTGACAAATAAAGTTGGCAGCGGAAGTGCTACCGGTAGAATGACTGGTGGTGGTGGCATGGGCGGTGGTGGTGGCATGGGCGGTGGCGGCTTTAAGAGACCAGGCGATGATAGATTTAATCAATTAAAGTTGGAAGGAAATGGAGACCAAACCCCAGAAGAAAAACAAATGGCTAGAGATTTTATTATGGCAGTAGCCACTAAAATTAAATCAGGCGAAATTGATCCTTCAGAAGTCGAACAAGAATTTTTTAATACATTGCCATTTTTCGGAGTCAACGATGATCAGGCAATGGCTGCATGGGATAGGATTACACAGTCTCCAAAACCTAAAGAGAAAAAACCAGCAATGAGCGACAAGGATATTGATGCTGAATTGAAAGGGGTTTCTTCAAATGATGAAGAAGATGACGCTTCATTCCTTGCTAACTTAAGGAATAAAGCCAAGTCTGGCGGTATTAAACAAGATACCAGTGGTTTTGGTACAGGGTTAGATGAAGTTAATGACGAAGATAATAACAAATCTAAAACTAAAGAGATCGCAGAATTTATTATGAGTTTTTTCAATGCAGAGGAAGGCAATTTCCCATTAGGTGAAAAAGCAGTGGCACTAAAAGTAGGAAAAGAGTTTGGCGATAGATATGAAAAAGTTGCCGAAATGCTCTGCAGAAGTATGAATGAACAAAGAGTGGAAAGAGACGCCTTTGAAGAATTAAAAGTATTAAGCGGAATGAAAAAACCATCTGAGGGAAATTACTATGGTAATCAAGTAAGACTTGCCAAAGAGAAAGGTTTGAAAAACGCTGACCTAGACGGCGACGGCGACATGGAACCAGTAACTGGTGAGGATTTATCTTCTGTAGATGAAGGTGGTGACGGTCCTGAATATCAAGCTGCTTGGAAAAGAACACAAGATGAAAGAAAAGCCTGGGAAAAATCAAATCCAGACAAAAAATATTATGACCAAGGACCTGCAGATAGACATTCTATGGAATTGAGCAAAGCACGAGATGCAGACAGCGCAGCCAAAGATGAAAAACGAGGCCCATTAGGACGAATAGCAAATACTTTATCTAAAGGATTGTTCGGACAGGAAATAGATGAAGGTAATTCCGAATTTGCTAGAATAAAAAAATTAGCAGGTATGAAATAAGTCTATCAAAATACTTGACAGACTAAATAAAAACGCATACTATTATGTATGCGTTTTTTGTTTGTGTAGTTGCACAGACAAACTAAGGCAAAACAAAGGCACATATAAGGAGAAAAAATTATGGCAACTTTGGCTGAAATTAGAGCAAAACTTCAAGAACAAAACAACCGCCAATCGGGCGGATCATCAGGCGGTGGCGATAATGCCATCTATCCACACTGGAACATGGACGAAGGTAAAGAAGCAATTGTCCGTTTTCTTCCAGACAACGATCCTAGTAACACATTCTTTTGGGCAGAACGTGCCATGATCAAATTGCCATTCGCTGGCATTAAAGGTCAAACAGATTCACGTCCTGTAACTGTACAAGTTCCTTGTATGGAAATGTGGGGAGAAACATGTCCAATTCTATCCGAGGTACGTCCTTGGTTTAAAGATAAAAGTTTAGAAGACATGGGTCGTAAGTATTGGAAAAAGAAATCATATGTTTTCCAAGGATTTGTTCAAGATCCTAATCCAATCGCTGAAGAAAAAACTCCTGCGAATCCTATTCGTAGATTTATTATTGGTCCACAAATTTTCAATATCATCAAAGGTGCTTTGATGGATAATGAGATTGAAGAACTTCCAACCGATTATGTTCGTGGTTTGGACTTTAAAATTATCAAAACAACTAAAGGTGGTTATGCAGACTACAGTACCAGTAAATGGGGCCGTAGAGAACGTGCATTAACTGATTTTGAACAATCCGCCATTAAAGAACATGGCTTGTTCAATCTTAAGGACTTCCTACCTAAGAAGCCAACTGATGTTGAACTAAAAGTTATCAAACAGATGTTTGAAGCATCTGTAGATGGCGAAGCGTTTGATATGGATAAGTGGGGACAATATTTCAAACCTGCTGGAGTTACTGGTAGCACATCATCTTCAAACAATGATATTGAAGTTGATACTACTGTAGAAGTTGTTACCCCTAAGGTAATTTCAAATAAGGAATCCACTGTAGAAGATAGTTCTGAAAAAACAGAAAATAAATCTTCTAGTAGTGAACGTGCTCAAGATATCCTTGCGGCTATTAGAGCTCGCCAACAAAACAAAGACAACTAATTTAGGAGGGTTTACGAATGGCTAAGGCATTTGATGTGTCTAAGTTTCGTAAAACCCTCACTAAGTCTATTGACGGGCTTGGTGTTGGTTTTAACGATCCTACAGACTGGATTAGTACCGGAAACTATGCATTAAACTATTTGATCAGTGGTGATTTTAAAAGAGGAGTCCCACTAGGAAAAGTTACGGTATTTGCGGGAGAAAGTGGAGCAGGTAAAAGTTTTATCTGTTCTGGCAACCTTGTGCGTCATGCACAAGAACAAGGCATTTATGTAGTTTTAATTGATACAGAAAATGCACTGGATGAAAAATGGTTGCACGATTTAGGTGTTGATACTAATGAAGATAAACTTCTTAAACTTAACATAGCAATGATTGACGACGTTGCTAAGACTATTAACGAGTTCATGAAAGAATATAAAACAATGGAAGATCGTCCCAAAGTTTTATTTGTTGTAGATAGTCTTGGAATGTTATTGACACCTACAGATGTTAATCAATTTGAAGCAGGAGATCTTAAAGGTGATATGGGTAGAAAGCCTAAAGCTCTTACGGCGTTGGTTCGTAATTGTGTTAATATGTTTGGTAGTCATAATGTTGGACTAATAGCAACTAATCACACATATGCAAGTCAAGACATGTTTGATCCGGACGATAAGATCTCAGGTGGTCAAGGGTTTATCTATGCGTCAAGTATTGTTGTTGCTATGAAAAAGCTCAAACTTAAAGAAGATGACGATGGTAATAAAATTACAGAAGTGCGTGGAATACGTGCAGCTTGTAAGGTTATGAAAACTCGTTATGCTAAACCCTTTGAAAGTGTACAAGTTAAAATTCCTTATGAGACTGGTATGAACCCTTATAGTGGATTAGTTGATATGTTTGAATCTAAAGGACTATTAAAGAAAGACGGTAATTCACTTTCTTATATTACTCCTGATGGTGAAATAATCAAACAATTCAGAAAAGCATGGGAAAGAAACGAAAAGAACGGTTTAGATGTAATTATGGCTAACTATAATAATTCAGTTAACACACAGTACGTTGCTGATGAACAAACAGAGGAAGCATAACTATCATGGATGAACAACTCATTATCGAAACATGGGATTTGTTTAAAGAATATATCCCGACAAAAAATTTAGAAACTGCGGCAAATCATTTTGTTGATTTCTTAGTAGATCACGATGTTGACGAAGATGTTCTAAATGGTTTAATTGGTATGGATTCAACCCTCGATGACGCTATCAAATCGATGTTAAAGGAATTAGATGGCTATGAGGATGAAGAAGAAATTGACCTTGACGATGAGGAATATTGATGTGGTACAACAAGGTAAGTAAGGATATATCCGAATTACCTGCATGTCTGGAATACTATTACGTAGAATTAGAGGAAGCTAGGAGAGAATGTAAAATCAATGGCAACATTGAGAGACTCTCCTCTTCCCTTCCAGGCATAGTAGAACATAGATTCAATCAACTTCAAGAGATAGAGGCAATTTTAGAATATCTCAATATAGAACTACGACGACTTAGAAGTAAAACATTTAAAAAATATTTAGAAAATTATCAGCGGGCGTTGTCAAGTAGAGATGTAGAAAAGTATGTCGATGGCGAAGCAGATGTTGTTGATTTTGAAAAGTTGATTAATGAATTTGCATTAATCAGAAACAAATGGCTTGGTATTATTAAGTCATTAGATATTAAACAGTGGCAGATGAGCAATATTATAAAACTTAGAACTGCCGGTATGGAAGATGTGACACTATGACTAGAAAAATTTATATAGGCGATGTTGGTGGTTCAGTAGACGAGTGTAAGGATAGACTACAAAGAAAAAGTGAGGAAAGACTTTTATTTGAAGTTATCACTGTCGATGATTTAAAGAAAAAAGAATTATCTAAGAATGTAACTAAAGAAACTTTAAAATTTTATATTCCTGCTCTAAGTAAATTTTATGGCCAAGCTCTTTATGTCCCTAGTAATTATGTACCAAAGTTAGATATAGATCTGTTTTTCAGTGTCAGGGCTCATAAAAATTTAGGATCGATAGTTCATTTTATTAAACATGATATTTGGTATTTTGATTGCGCTTCGCCGGAAGCCCAAAAATTAAACATTTTTTATGTTGATAGTATTGATGCACACACTATCAAAAATGCCATTAACATTGAAACTATAGAAAATATTTGACTTTCTTCAATTATTCGTTTACAATATTAAAATGAATATTGAAGATTATTTGATGTTATTTTCTGCTCATATAAAACCGAGCAGCCACGATCATAATATTTGTTATAGCTTAGGTTATCAAGTTATGATGGGTAAGGCTTTGACTGAAAAACAATCAATCATTGCAGTCAGACTTGTCAAGAAATATCAAAATCAATTTTTAAAATTAGGGTATTCAGATGTTCTTTCGGATATTGAATCTCCCAAATTCAAATATCCTTTTAGATATGTGGACAATCAAAAGTCCGTTTCAATTTCTAAAGAATCTATTGTTGTTAAATTTCCGTTTGACCAAGACATTGTAAATCAAATTAGAGAATTAACTGTAAAATCTAGTTTTATAAAACCACAGTGGAACGCCGAAGAAAAATATTGGGGGTTAGATCTCAATGAAGAAAGTTTGAAGTTTGTTAGATTAGAATTAGTAAAAAAAGGATTTCAAATATCCGACGAAGTGAATGATCTCTTGTCTCAATTTGATGAGATAGAAAATAATTTAGAAAATCATATTCCTATGATAGTTAAAGAAAGTAATTATTATAAGGTTATAAATTGCAACAATACGATTGAAG